AATGCTTCTGCAATAAAAGGTTCACTTACCTTAGTATATTCTACTCGTAATCCATTTGCTATATCTTCATCTGGATATACAAGTTCATTATCATAAGATTGTAATACTCCACTTTGAGTAATTCTATCTGTATTCCTACTTCCTAATAATTTATAAAGAAGAAGTTCTCTTCCTCTTAAATAATAAAAATAATCTTTATCTACATAACTACTCATGGAGATGTATCCTCAACTATATAATGTGGTTGATTTGTTAATCTTTTAATTTTTTTATACTTACTATCACTTGAATCTAATACGCTTACACTTTCTATTGCTATTAGATCTCTAGGTAGTATATACACATTGTCATTTGAATCATGCGCATCTATTATATCTTGCTTGTTTACATCTATTTTTTCTTTTGTATTGCTTTGTATAAGATGTATTGCATCTTTTATATATGCTATAGCAAGAGTTTCTTCTTTCATTCCTGTTCTTTCCATTAATTCTAATACTGTCACTATTTAGCTCCTTGCATTGCCATAGCTGCTGCTAATGTTTTAGGGTTATTTTCTATATAAGACTTTATTTCAGCTAATGCTAAATTATAATGTTGTTGAGACAATTGACCAAAATGAGTTCTTTCGCCTATTTGTGCTTGTATTGTTTGTATTCTTGCCATCAACATTTCACTATCTTCTTCTGTTTCTATCCAATGTTCTGTGCCAAATCCTTCACTAGAAAATGTTAAAGTTGCATTTGTAAGTTGAGAAGTAGCTGCGTTAGATAATTCAAATTCTGTACTACTATTTATTATTTGAACATATGTTCCTGCAGGTATCAAATCATTTGAAACTTCTAACCCCACTACAATACTTGCATTTGCATCGTGAGTTACAGTTGTGCTATCTAAACTTAAATCACAAGTAGAATCTTTAAAAAACGTAGAGTATTGTTCATACTTACCTTGTAATTCATCTCTCATCATTAACTTTGCAAATTCTTTAAAACAAGCATAGTTGATAACTATATTTCTTAAATCTGAATCATCATCAACTTTAGTATAGTCTACATAGTAGTAATAACCTTCTTGTCCAACTGCTGGTTCTGGTTGTATTTGAATTTTACCTCCAGAAACAACATAAATAGGATGTGTTGTTGTTGCTTTTTTTAAACTATTAGTATCAGCTGCCCAAACTAAATCATCTGAAGATATTTCTCTACAAGGATAACCATTTCTTTTAACACTTAAAATAGTATCTACATTTAAAACTGCATCACTATCTGCATTACTTGTCATAACTCCAGATTGACTAGATGCCCATTTCATTAAATTTTTAGGAATACTTGCTACTACGAATTTTTGTCCAGATACTATAAAATTAGCATCCGCTGTAGTAACTCCAGTTATTCCTTGTATTTCACTTGCTATTGTTGTTGTTGCCATATTTTACTTTTATATACAGGGGAGCCGAAACTCCCCCATATATTGTTTATTTAAGAACTATGATGGTTTCTTAATAACTAAAACTCTAATGGTTGCAGAACCTAAGTCCTTAGCGCCTCCACCAATATTTTTAGCATTAACTGTAACAACATCAGCTGCGCTAACAGAAGCAGACATAATGACATCTTCATTATCAATGCTTAATGATGCTAGTGCAAAATCACCTAATTCAGCTCCTACAACAGATACTGTTGTTGCTTCATCAGCTTCATCAGCTAAATTGCCATAATCATGAACTTTAGATCCATGAAGAGCATTAGCTAGCAATTCAATATTGTCACCATCTTTGTTTTGTCCGTATAAAGGTATTCCCATGATTTACCCCCTATTTCCAGACTGCATGGGCTTCTGGCATACGCCATTCCATACCAGCCTCAGTTTGAATTAAATCAACCCTACGGTCAACACCACTATTCTCAAGAGTTTGAACTCCAACGTATACCGCAGTATCACGATTCAATCCGTTACCTACCAATGGTCTGTATGCACATTGAGTCATGTTAATTGCGAGTATCTTAACTCCAGTTCCATCCAAGTGAATGTTTCTTACTAGATTCATTGCACCATAAGGAGTCATAACTTGAGTTACGTCTAGTCCATATACTTGCTTTTTACCTGCTATACTAAAGTCTGCACGACCAAGAGAATTACTTCCATCGCTAACTTTAGAAACATTAGCTGAAAAGTATCCACTTAACTTATGCATCCAATTGTATGTGTCAGTAGAACACATAAATAGAGTTGCACTTGCATTGTTGTATCGAGGATCAAGGAAGTTACTCATATCATCAAGAAAATCATCTTGAGACTTTGAACCAGTTCCACCAATTCCAGAACCATCAAAGATGTTTCCATAACTAGTAATAAAGCTAACTGCACCTTCTGTGTATTGAGCTCCAGAACTATCAGTTCCTTGAGAACCAAACAACAACGCTGTTTCGATGTCATACTTATGTTCAATTAACTTTGTTCTCCAGATTCTTGCAAATTCGTTAGGTTCATACTTAAGAACAGTTGCTCTTGTAGTATTATCCATTGCCATTGCAGTTTTCCAGATTTGAGTTAATCCAAAAGCAGTTGAGAAAGGTTGATCTTTCCAAGTCTCTGGGTATCCAGAACCTTGAGAATGAGCAGAACCTACAACGTAGCATCTTTTCTTTTCAAGATAATTAGCAATTGATCTAGATGAAATATCTACAGAATCAAGAGCATCATCATGAGCTTCATAAGAAGCAAGTGCGAAGTCAGCAGAGGCAGAACCTTTACTAATTACTTCTGTTTTAAGTATAACTGCATTAGACACAGATGAGCTATCTACAGATAATATCTTAACAATTAAGTAATCATCTGGAGTAGTTGCTTCATCCGCAGCTGCATCATCTTCCCAGTCACTTATAGTTTCACTTCCTTTAAATGTAGTAAGATAAGGAATCTTCACAATGGAATTTGGAAGAAAAAACTGCGGTTGAGTTCCAGATGCTCCTGGCGCTATAGCACTAGTAGATTGACCATAAATAGTCTGGATATTTCCAGCAGATTTGTAATCACCAACCATACAAAAATAATAAGTACTACCAGCGTTTACATTTGTATGAGTTACAGTTGCATCATTTCCAGCTAAACTAGCAGGAGCAGAAGTTCCATGATTTGATACATAAGCGTATCGTTTGTGATAGGAAGCTCTTCGTTCAGTAAATTTGAACTCAGGGTCATCCGTAGGTTTTTTGGCGACTTGAGAAACAAATCGGAAAAAAGGGTCTTGTGCTATCGCTAACTCAGAAACCCTATCCCCAAAATTGTATTTTCTCCTGAGGTCACCAGTGTCTTTTGAAGTACCATCATTCCACGAAGCTGTGTCTGAATAAGTACCTAAACTGAATACATCAGCCATTTTGTTACCTCTTTATTTTGAGTTAATGGCTAACAATATATTTCTATATACTGAAAGCCTTTTCTAGTTCACTACCAGAACCCAAAATTGTATCAAAGACTGAATCATCGTGAGACTTTTCAACTGGTGTACTTCCTTGCGTTGCAAGTGTAGCAGGTTGTTGTTGAACTTCTCTCATTTTATTATGAATCTCTTGTCTAGCGTTATCAGCTATCTGTACATCCCTATTCTTACGATTCATTAAGTAATATATATCTTCAAGTTCTAAAGACTTAGACTTTGCAAATTCGGTAAAATTCCTCCATTCATCCTCAGACATATTCATCTTTTGTTTGAATTGAGCCTCTTTAGCCATTTTTGCATTTTCTTGCTTTTGACTTTGTAAGACATTAGAGAGACGACGTTGGACTACTCCATCAATCGTTGCTCCTAATACTTTTGCAGAATCAGAATCGGGTCTACTGAAAGCCTCATCAGCATCGAAAACAAAATCTTCATTTAGATTTAATTGTTGATTCAATGTTTCAGGTGTCTGGCCTCCACCCTCAAAGTAATTTCTAACATGAGAAATTAAATTAGGGTCTTCTCGCATAGCATCTAGTATAGGCATATAAGGTTCTAATTCTCTTAACTTAGAATTAAGTCTCTTTGCTTCTCTACTAGAATCGCTATACCTTTTTTGTAAAGTATCCAAATTATTATCTGGTACTTCATTCTGAACTTCTACATTAGGGCTCGTCTGCGTGTTACCGCTTTGTTCCGAGGTTGGTTGCGAAGGTTCTAATATGCCACCATTGACTTGATTATCTAAAGATTCAAAGAAATCATTAGACGACATTCCCATGACAGCATCTTGTACGCTTTTACTTTCGGGGGCCTGATTGGCGTTACCTACTTGTTCTGACATACTTTTCTCCTATTTTAAGGTTATTTTAATTTAGCAGTTATAAAATCTAAAATGCAAGTGTTAAGATTGCTCGTTATCACGCACATCTTCTCTCGTTGATTTCATATCAGACTGCATTTGATCTCTCATTTTCTGAAACTCAACTTTCAACATTCCTCTTAGAAGTTTTTGCTGTGCTTCAGTTTCAAGAACATCTTTTCGTATTTCATTACCAGCGTCTCCAACTTTCATTTTAATACCCGCTTGTACTAATTGACGTTGTAGAGTTTCTATTGTACCATCTTTCTCTTTTACTAATTCTTGTATAGATTGTAATTGACCTTGCATTTGTGAAAGCATAGATTTTCTTTCTACGATTTTTTCTTTATTTCGTATATCTGTTTCAGATAACATTGCAATATCGTCAATTAATCCAGCTTGATACCATCTAAAGTATTCTTCTAGCAAAGCCCATCTATTTAATGGTAAAGTTGCTCCAGCTATAATCCTTACATCGAACCTTGCAGATGCATAGTCTTTATATTTACCTATTGCTTTACCATAATCATTATAAAGATTAACATTAATTCTTACTTCTTTCTCTTCTTGATTATTTGCTTCTGGTTGAACAATTCTAAATACTTTTTCTATTGTATAATGTTTCTGAGCCATCATTTTAAATACACGACCTACATGCTCTAAAGAAGGTTCTACAATACTATTCATCCATGCTTTTAGTCTTCTTGTACCAAATTCATCGTTTGCAAGTAATCCTCTATATGTTTCTGCTTGGTCTTGAGAAAATCCCATCATTGCAGAAGGTACACCACTAATGTATTCTGCATCTGTTTTGCCTTGTTGAACAACTGTAAAAAAAGCATTATTGATAGGTGCTGGTTGTATTGGTGTGGGAGGAG